CACCATACGCAGATGTAAATGCCTACCTCACGGCTTGTCGTGGGGTTATGGGCCGTACACCGACAGGGTCCGAGAGGACTCAGCTCTTGGAGAAGGGCAAACTTTTTGCTCTCGGCCTCTAAGGAACTTTTTATACGAGTCCTCGATTCAAGGAAAGGATCTCCCTCCATGCCCCGTGAGCGCACTACTTGGAACCGCACAGAAATCGCAAGGACGGCTGGCCTCAAGGTTGCCGATCCCTACACCATGAACCAGGATCACCCGCAACCGAAAGCGGATGCGTATGTGACTGGGGATCCCTCTTCCTTTGGTGAGGATGTTCATCCTGCCAACGGGACCTGGGAAGCTGAGTACGCAGGAGGGCAGGTCAAGAGGAACGAGATCGGGATGCCGGAGATGAGGGGTGATACCTTCAACCATCCCGAGAAGACCGCCTCTGAAGAGGTCCTGACCAAGAAGGCGGCTCTCTGTGTCGCCATCGCTCGGGCGATCCTCCCCAAGACGGCATCCTCCACCGAGATCGAAGACCAGTCCCTTTCCTTCATGCACCTTCCCGACTCAGAGGTCATGAGCACCTACACCCGACTGGCACAGGACCAGAAGGAAGGTCAGGAGGAGCAGGCCCAGGCTCAGCAGAAGCAGGGTGGCGAGATGCCTCCCCAGTTCAAGGAGAACGCTGAGAAGAAGAAGGAAGAGGCCGAGGCCAAGAAGGAGCAGGACAAGAAGGCTCAGGACCAGAAGGAAGGTCAGGGACAGCAGGATCAGGCTCAGGGACAGCAGAAGCAGGCTCAGCAGGAGCAGATCGCCCAGCTCCAGCAGCAGGCTCAGCAGATCCAGCAGCAGATCGCCCAGCTCCAGCAGCAAGCTCAGGCCCAGCAGCAGGCTCCTGTCGCCCAGGGTCAGCAGGTCCAGAGCCAGGCTCAGCAGGTTGCCCAGGCAGTCCAGCAAGCCATCGCTCAGGGTCAGGACCCAGTCCAGGCCGTTCAACAGATCATGCAGCAGCAGGTCCCTGTTGCCCAGCAGCAGGCTCCTATCGGACAGGATGCTGAACTCATCGACGCCATGCTTGCTCAGGACCCCATCCAGGCCCCCACGGCTGAGATGGAGATCCAGATCGAGACACCCTCGATGGATGTTGGTGAAGTCCAGCTTGGACCGGAGGATGATGTCCTCAACCAGCTCTTCGCCAGCAATGCTGAAGTTCGTCTGGCCCAGCAGGCTCAGGGACAGGACCCAGACCAGGATCAGGGTCAGGCCCAGCAGAAGCAGGCCCATGTGGTCCGCACTGCCTCCATGCGTACCGTCGGGACTCGTCCCACTGGTGGCGTGAGCCAGATTGGTGGCCTCCCCTCAGCCGGTTCTTCTGGTGGTGGGGACAAGCTGTCGAGCCTCTGGAACTCGGCACCCGATGTTCGTGAGGCATTTGGCCTTCCGACAAACCGATGAATCTACTTGTACGGGGACTCTAGGTGAGTCCCCGTACAGTGAGACTCCCTCAACCCTCTGGGTTGCCTAGATGTAGATGAAGATGCGAAGGACCCCCAACTTTTCCGCCAAAGGAGTAACACATGTCGCTACGCGGACAAAGCTCGGGAGACTTCAGGGAGACTAGCGGTCGAGTGCAGCTCTTCCATGTCGTCACACGCAACAGCGTGGGCGCCCTGGTAGCAGATGCGTTCACCCAGGACAACCCGGTCGTCTACACGAGCGCCAACGTCAAGTCCACCACCCTCACGGGTATCACCAAGAAGGGCGTTCTTGGTGGCTCGGTGGCATTCACTCGCCCTCAGGCCGGGAACAACGTCATTGGTGGACCCTCTGTCACCGCTGGCCCAGCATTCCTTGCTGGCATCCGCCCCCTCGGCATCTTCATCAATGATGCAGTGGGCAACGCCTACGAGAACACTCCCGGACCAGCCTCCGGTCGTGGACCGTATGTCTCGGGCTCCGGCTCGACCATTGGCGTCACCCTCTACGAGACTCAGAAGCTCCAGGGTGCTGGTGCTGGTGATGCTCTCACGTACACCCCCGGACAGAAGCTCTACGCCTCTGCCAACGGACTCCTCACGAACCGGATCGAGGACGCATACGAGTACCTTCAGGGTGACACCACGGGCGTCACTGTGATGGGCATCGTCAAGGCTGCTCCGGACGCCAACACCCCCATGCTCGTGCTGGACCTCCGAGTCTGAGCAGAAAGGAATTAGGCACGAACATGGTAACCAACGAGATCAAGCAACAGATCATCTCGGAGTACATCAAGACTGCCGCTGGCCGAGCCAAGCTGGCTGCCTCGATGATCCAGCCCCTCCGCCTCCGTCGTGACTACACGGCAGTGGGTCGCAAGACCTTCCTTGTCGAGCAGTTGCCTGACGGAGCACTCCCGATCTATGACAAGGATCCGGATGTGACCGCCTACGTCGTGGGTGAGGAAGGTGAGAACATTCTCGCCATCCAGAAGCCTCGCCGGGTCATCTTCCCCTTGTTCGAGATCGCCTCGAACCCGGAGATCCCCCTCACCCAGATCAAGGAGCGTCGCTTCGATCTGATTGAGAGGGCTCAGGACCTCGCCAAGGCCCAGATCCAGGCTGCTGAGGATGAGCGTGTGTTTGCGGTTCTGGACAGCATTGCTGTCTCGGGCTTCGACACCCTCCCCGGCCAGACCAACCCGGACATCAACGTGGTTGCCCCCATCTCTCCGAGCGTCCTCGCTGACGCATTCGCTGAGGTGGAGCGTCACGACCTCCGAGTTGCCAGGATCTACATGAATGCGACGGACTATGCGGACATCCGCAAGTTCGGTCGTGACATCCTGGACATCGAGAGCCAGGCCGTTCTGCTCAAGACTGGTCTCCAGGCCACCCTCTGGGGCGCCCAGATCATCACGAGCCGTCTGGTCCCTGCTGGCTTCGTGTACATCGCTGCTGAGCCCGAGAACTTCGGTCGCTTCCCCGTCCGCACGGAACTCACCGTTCTGTCGGCCGACGACCCCAAGGCTCGGACCATCGGCTTCTCCTGCTTCGAGAACGTCGGCATCGGCGCCTTCAACCCCCGTGGCCTCACCCGCCTGGTGGTTACCCGAGTCTGATTCAGTCCTCGGACGTAGTCCCCTGGAAGGCCAGCCTGGAAACAGGTTGGCCTTTCGGCTTTTCTGGACCCGCCCTCCGAGTGTTACCGGGTAGTTACGAGCCTAGGAGGGGTACCCGGTTTTCGGCTAGACGGGTACCTCAACTTCAGGTCAGTAGCCTGAGGTTGCCCATGGTTTCAGGCACTTATCTGCCATTTCAAGGCGGAAACTAACTTTTTTCACCTCGGCACCAGGACCCCCCTCGATTACCCCTGGTTCTGGTGTACCTCGGGGCATGGGCATCCTCACCACCGTAGCTGAAGCGCTCCACTTGCTTGGGAAGGCCATTGACCCCCAAGCCATCACGAAGGTCCACTTTGACTTCGACCACTCCCCATCAGACCTGCCCGGTCAGGTGATCTGGAAGTTCAAGGCTACCCTACTAGGCTCCAAGGAGATTGGAGATGAGGGTGCTGAGATAGCCTTCAAGCAGGAGTGGGTGGGGGAGGGCACTACGGAAGAGGAAGCTCTCTCGGTGGCTCACAAGATCATCGTGGAACACCTTCAGTCCTTCTTGCAGCTACGGCAAGAAGAGGCTAAGTACGCAGAACAAGCGATGATGACGGCTTGCTCCCAGCAACCAGACCTAGCTTCGATGTGGCCCGCTGCTGACCCAGTGGACCAGGGGGCGTGTGGGTAATAGGTACCTACAGTCTCAATTTCACCTAGCCAACGTTGACCCGTCGGTGTAAAGCTGAGAGCCTACAAGCACACCAGAGTGCCCTCGGTAAGACCTCTCAGAGATCGGAAGGAACCCAAATGACCAAGACACAGTTGATCAATGCCGTTGCAGATGAGATGGAAGGGACCACCAAGACTCACGTCCGTGCATTCCTTGCTGCCCTGAACACGGTGGCAGGAAAGACCCTCAAGAAGGAGGGCAAGTTCGTCCTGCCCGGAGTCGTGAAGTTCGTCCTGGTGAAGGTTGCGGCAAAGCCGGAGCGCAAGGCCAGGAATCCTGCAACGGGAGCCATCATGACGGTTCCGCCGAAGGCCGCCAGCAAGAAGCTCAAGGCCCGTTTCCTCAAGGCCATCAAGGTCGAGGTGGGTCAGCTCCCCCCTTCGCAGCCCAAGGCCAAGAAGGCTCCTGCCAAGAAGGCCGCCAAGTAAAGGGCGGTTTCTCCGAGAGGTACCGTGGGTTGAGAAACCCTCAACCCACGGTAGTCCTTCTCAAGTTTTCAAGTATGTAGGTCGGTGTAGTCACTAAAGTCCTTGTCTATAGGCCCCCTATGAAGCCAGGAGGCCAAACAAGATGACAACCGATCAGATCAGATTCACACCAGGCAAGCCCGACCGTTACATCTCCACCAAGTCGTTCCAGCTCGGAAATACCGGGCAGAGTGTGTTGGACGGGATGGAGATCATGTTCGATGGAACCAACGTCGAACTGAACGGCAGTAAGTTCGTTCTCCCCACCCTTCGTGGTGCAATCAAGCTCGGGTGGCTTGTGAGGGAGGACTGCTACAACCCGGATGACGCCCCCCCAGCGGCAATCTCCGCTAACATCGGGGTCAGGTCTGCCAACGACCTTGGGCAGAATCCTCTCAGCCCTGCCAAGAGGAGTGCCATCGTTACCGTCGAGTCTGACGAGCGAGTGGTCATGTCCCGTGGGCAGAGGACTCAGCAGGCGAACCAGCAGACCCAGAACGTCCGAGCCAGCCAGGGTCGAGCGGGTGCCTTCGTGGCCCGTGGGAACGCTCCTGACGTGGGTGGGGCTGAGTTCGGAGTGGAGGTTCAGAGGACCTTCCAGACCCCTGCCAAGATGGGTATGGAACTGACCCCCAACAACGTGGGGAGCGCCATTCGTCAGGCAGACCAGGTGAAGATTCAACCAGGTCAGGGGGTGACTGAAGAGGACCTTGTCTCTCAGATGGACGAGGGGCAGAGGGCTCAATACTTCGCTGAGAAGGAAGCCCGCAAGGCCGATGTGCTGACTCGGACCCCTGGGTATGTCCCCCCTCCAGCGGTCACCACTAACCTGGCCTCTTACAACCAGCCAGGGATGAAGCGCCAAGAGGCCCCTGCAAAGGCCCCAGCTCGCTCTGTGACGGCCTCTGCCCCGGTTCAGGTGGGTCGAGTGGCTCCAACCCAATCTCGAACCGTGGAGGGCATCTCTGTGGGCGTGACCACAGGTGGTGGCACCGAGGTGTTCGATGCCTCAGGGACCGATCAGAAGGCCCAGGAGACCCTGGTGACGGCAGAGGGCATCACGTTCCGGAACACCAACGGACCCAAGAAGGCGTTCCCAGGGGTGGTTCCGATGAACCCAGCTCCGGCCCCTGCTCCCGTCCAGGAGATTTCTGCCTCTCAGCTCCCCACCGGATACCAGGAAGACACCCAGTCTCGTATCGAGCGGGATGGGACAGCCGATGCTCGAAAGAGCATTGCCAAGGCCATCTGCAAGGACTTCCCCGAGGAGTACAACTTCTCGGACCACTGGAAGCGTCGTCTTGCTATGGTCCGCCTCAACTTCGAGGGCCGGACTGACGTGATTCGGGCCATCTTCGCCGCTGAGTCTGATGACTTCAAGAGGGTCATCATGGAAGAGTTCCCCGAGGCGTTCCAATCCTGATCAGCCTACGCTAGTCCTCTTGTAGCTCGCTCGTTTCGACGAGGAGCTGCATGAAGCCTGAATCCAAGACCAGCACGACCCCCGAGTTCCCCGAGGCCACTTCGAGGGACCTCGTCACTGCCGCTGTTGCAAAAGAGGCGGGTATCACAGTCTACCTCATGGAGGAGCTGACTGATGCCCGCCTTCGTTGCGAACAGCTCAAGAAGTTCGTTGCTCAGGCAGTCAGGCTCGTAGCCCAGTCCAGCCACCGAGACCACTTCTA